CGGCGACCTCAGCGTACTCCGTGAACTTCTTCGTAAGCGCGTCGAGGCTCTCGCCCGAGACGCCGAGCCGCACCGAGAGAAGGGAGAACCCGGCCGCGACATCGTCGATGTTCTGGGAGACACCCGAGCCCATGAGCGTCTCGAAGTCCGCGTTCATCGCGGCGAGCGCCGTGCTGTTCGCGCCCGTGGTCCGCTCGATGACCGCGGAGGCCTCGTCGAACTCGGCGCCGATCTCGAGGATCTGCTTACCGAGCTCGGCTGCCGCGAGGCCGACGGCGACGAAGCCTGAGAGCAGTTCGCCGGAGACCCCGAGCTTCTCGGCGAACGCGTCGACGTCGACGCCGAACTTCTTGAAGACGCCCGCGCCCTCCTCGTACATTTTGTCGAGACTGAGGCCCCATGATCCGAGGCTCTGCTCCATGCGGTCGAAGGCGGCCTGGAAGCCAGAGTCGTCGGCGCTTATCTCGGCGTTCAGGCCATAGTCGTCGCTCACGGTTTACGCTCCGTCGAATGGATCAATCGAATGGGTCATAGGGCTCGGCCGAGGCCGCCTGGTCTTCGATGTTCTTTCCCGACCACACGGCCGTCGCCGTCTCGAGCGCCAGCCTTCGAATCTTCGCCAGGTCAATCTCCCGTTTCTGGCCCAGCATCATCACGAGCACCCTCGGCGACATGCGCCAAAATCCACAGGCGCTCAGGGCGAGCTCGAGCCGTCCTGCGGTGTAGAGGTAATCCCAGTCCCAGCCTTTTTCGCCGGCGCCTTCGCCGGCTTCGTAGGGCCCGCCTTCGGCATCGCCGCGGCCAGGGCGGCCTGCACGACGGCCGTGATCTGCGGGATCTGGTCCATCCGCAGGAGCTGCATGACCTTGAAGGTCGACCAGCTCGAGGTATCGATGCCGTCGTCATCGGGCGTCCATAGTCCGGCATAGATGATGTCCGTCAGGCGCTGGATAAACGCGGCGTCGACGGGGGAGTCCGGCTTGAAGATGCCGAAGATCTCCCTGATATCGCCGCCGTACTTTGTGGACAGGAAGAAGAATGAGGCCATGCCGTAGTGGAGCTCGACGTCCTTGTCCCCGAGCTTCAGCGTGGTCGGCTCACGTCCGAGCGCAGTTTCCATAGTCGCGTCCCTCCTTGTAGGGCTCGTCTAGGAGGGGGGGCCCGAGCGCTCGAGCTCCCCCTGTACAATCACGGGTACGAGAGCGAGGCCACGGCGGGCGTCACGTTGACGCCGTTCGCGTCCTCGAGGTCGTCGGTGACGGCCGCGAGAACGGTGGTGGTGCCGAAGGCGACGCTCGGCGTGAAGGTCGCGACCACCGAGGCCGTCCCCTCCCCGGCGAATGCGACCGTCCCGGCCTGGAGGGCGCCAGCCTTGGACACGAGGATCGAGCCGCTCACGATCGCGCTGGCCTCGTTCAGGCTGAAGGGGGCGCCGGAGAGCTTGGAGAAGGTGAAGGTGATGGTCGTCCCCGACTTCGCGATCGCGCAGCTGAGGGCGGACAGGTCGGCGCCCGTGGAGAGCACGGGCTGGTTGAAGAAGTTCGCGAGGAAGGTCGCCGGGATCGCCGGATCGTCGATCCTGGGGATGACGGTCTGGTAGGTCTTGGTGGCGAACAGGTCGGCGAACTCCGCGGTCATCGTGATCTGCTGGTACTTGATCGTGTCCGCCTTGGTGTCGGCGCCCTCGTCGGGCTTCGCGAACTTGCCCTTCAGGAGCCAGCGGTAGCGGTAGATCTTGTTGCCGTTCCCGTCGAGGCCCGCGAGGAGGACCTTGTAGCCGATCGCGACGTAGGGCGACTGGTCGAGCGAGGACTCGACGTAGGCGCCGTTCTGCAAGCTCATGCCGAGGATCGCGGCATAGGCGGCAGGCAGCACGTCGTAGAGGTCCAGAGAGACCTGGCGCTTGCCGACCGAGTTGGCGACGAAGGCGACGAAGTCGTCGGCATAGAGCGTCGCGAGCTGGCCGTTGGGCTTCATGTTGAACTTCATGGCGCCCGCGAGCTGACCCACCGGGCCGTAGACGGGCGTTCCGCCCACCACGTCCGAAGATTCGATGAGAACGGCATAGACGACGCCTTCGATACCTATCTGCGGGTGTCGAGTTGAAACGGACATAGTCTGTCCCTCCCCTTATGCGAGATCGCCCGCAACTACGGCGCGGCGGAATTCCATGTGCAAATGCCTTAGGAGGCTGCTCGGATCCGGGAGGTCCCGGCTTTTGCAGCTAAAAAGGAGCGGCTGCAGGACGTTGACGACGGCCGTTCCGATCTGCGCGGTCGTCGGCATCGAGCTGTCGGCCTGGGTGTAGACCTCGACGTGGAAGGTGACGTCGCTCGCGAGCGGCATATCGTCGTTCCACAGCGTGTCCGACTCGTTGGCCTTGAGGAAAATCACGATCGGGAAGAAGGATTTCTGCTGCGGATCGTAGTCGAGGATGTTGTTGACGCTCCCGAGGAGACCCAGCAGCGTCGGGTCGGCGATGAGCTTTCCGTAGATCCAGGCTTTAACCGGTAGCATCGGAAGCCTCCACGCCGAGGGTCGGGCCCTCGAGGCCGAGCGATACGTCGCGCCCACAGGCCGCGGCGCCGATGAGCGAGAGGATCGTGTCCTTGTTCTTCTGGTATGCGGGCCCGAGCCAGGGCCGCGCGGCCATCCTCGAGGTCCCGTACTCGAGGTATGCCCCATAGGGCGGATTCACGATCGTCGAGCCGACGCGGCCCGTGACCTGCGAGCCGTCCTGGGTGACGTCGTGGGTCACGCTCTGGCGGAGCGTTCCCAGGTCGACGGCGGGCGCCGAACCGGGGACGGAGGGATTATGCGCGATGCGGTGATGCTTCCCGCGATAGTAGGTCCTCTCGCCGTTGATCTCGGCCTCGGTCATCTCTCGCTTCGCCTCGGCTTCGATGAGGAGGCATGCCCGGGAGACCGCTTTGTAGAGGCCCCCGTGCACGCCCGCGGCCCGCTCGGCGAATTTCTTCTTCATCGCCGCAATCTGCGCTTTCATGTCGTCGCGCTCGCTCATCACTCCCCCTGTACCGGGACGAGGAGGCACTCGGCGTGGTGCGGGTACTGGTTGGCCGCGAGGATGTCGTAGAGGCGCAGGACGCCGTCGTAGTCGCTCGTCACCGCGGCCCGGTTGCCATTCGCGATGCTCGGGATAGAGCCCGAGACGAACAGCTCCTTCGTGTCCGCCTGGCGGTTACAGAGCTCCCAGAGCTCTATCTCGACCTCGCGGAACAGGTGCGGCTGGACGTCGGCGCGGAAGGTCGTCGCCGGAGCTGTGGCGGGTGACTGCTTGTAGCCCCAGGTCTTCAGCATCGTCCCCTCGGTGTTGGGGGCCATCACCGGGATGTAGACGCTGACGGTCGCGTTCTTACGCATCGTCACGCCTCGGGGAAGGGGGCCCCTTCTCTTCGGGCCGCGTAAGAGGAGTGACACGGCTCTCGGGTCGGGGGCCGGTAGCGTTCTTCTTCGCGCGCTTGTCCTTCTCGCTCTCGCGCAGCATCTTGTCCCGGTAGCCGCGGTACATTACGCCACCACCGGGCGCACGAAGGGCGCGAGCATGTCGAGCACGGATTGACTGAGGCCCTGGTCGGCTCGGAAGGTGTCCTTGACCTTGCTCTCGGAGTGGTCTTGCATGCCCACCCCGCCGGATTCGAGGATGTTGAAGGCCTCGAGGGTCCCCTGGATCGCCGCCGAGTACAGCTCGTAGGGCAGGCTCCCTGGGCCGCCCTCCTCATAGTTCTCGTCGCCGGGGAGGTACCAGCCCGCCGCGTAGTCGACGACGATGGAGTGGAATCCGGCGACGGGGTCGTCGGCGATCCCGGTGACGAACCAGTTTCCGCACCAGCCGTGGCCGCGGTAGACCATGCCACCCCAGTCGTTCTCCGTCTCGCGGTGGTAGTCGGTGACGACGACTCCCTCGAGCGTGATCTGCGAGATCGCCTGGATGGGCTGAGCGTTCAATTGCAGGAGCTGACGGTTGTTGACCGCGTGCCGCTCGCCTAGGTAGGTCGTATACTCGGGGTTATAGTGGAGCGCGCCCCGAATCTGCGAGCTCAGCCTCTTGATGAGGAGGTTGAGTTTCGCGTCCTGGGACGTGTCGGCGCTCGCTACATCGAGGAGCGTCTTGACGTCGGCGAGCAGGCACAATGTCACTTAGTCGCTCCCGTACATCGTCTCGTTCTCGATCGCGGGATCCTCGGCATAGTCCCCGAGGACGAGCTCGGCCGCGACGAGGTTCGCCGGCGCGGCGCCCCCCGTGTAGGTCGGCGTGATGACGACCCGGATGTACTGCTGGGCGCCCGAGAGCGCGATCAGGTACTCGGTCAGGCCGGCCGCGAGCGCGTTCAGGCTCGTCTCGAGCTGCGCGTAGGGCGCAGCATCGGAAAGCGCCGCGCCGTCGTTGCCGGTCTGCACGAGGACGTTGAAGGCGGCCGCCGCCGGCCCGCCAGAGGCCGCGGCGCGGCTCACGATGAGCTTGGCGCTCCCCGCGCCCAGGCGGCTTACAATCGGCCCGTCGATGGCGGCGGCGCCGCTCACGGACTGCGGGGGAAAGGCGCCCAGGCCGCCTGCGGACTTGCCGGCGTACACGCGCTGTCTGAAAGTACCAACCATGACTAGTTCCTCCAAGGATCAGGGGGGTAGTAGGCGGGAGCCGTGGGGCTCCCGCCTAGCCGATTACTTCGCGTACTGCGCGTACACGGCGGCCTTGGGCTGCCGCATCGAGAAGTCGTGCTCCGCGATGATGCGGATCAGGGTGAGGTCCTGGTCGAAGGCCGAGACGACGGTGCCGCCGGAGGTGAAGGTGCCCTCCCGGCTGAGCTCGAGGCTGAGGTCGTAGGAGACGCCCCAGAGCGCGAGGGAGAAGTCCGCGATCCAGAAGTCGCTGTAGGCCGGGTTGGCGCCGGTGTTCGCCTTGACGGTGGACGAGCTGATGAACGGGTAGCCGTTCAGGGTCTTGTTGCGGAGCATTTCGTCGGCCCACGCCCAGGGACCGGACGCGAAGGCCTGTTGCAGGATCCAGGACTTGCCGACCGGGCTGAAGATCCACGAGACGTTGTTCATCGGGACGTTCGCCTGCTCGAGGAGCGCGACTATGTTGATCGGCGTCTCCTTGGCGTAGGGAACCGCGGCGCCGCCGTTGGGGTCGGTCTGGATGCCGGGGACGTTTAAAAGGCCGCGCGGAGTGAAGTCGGTCCCGCCCCCGTAGAGGAAGGCTGCGTCGAGGGCGATCCTCGAGACGGTCTGGAGGTCCTGCGAGACCCAGGCATCGAGGCCGACGACGTTTTGCCTGAGGAGGCTGTTCGAGACGGCCGTCAAGGCCTTGAGCTTCTTCGCGCGCAGGTTGACCTGGTCGAAGATGGGCTGGGTGTCGGCCGTGGCCTGGATTTCGCCGACCCACTCGACGACGCTCGTCGCGTCCATCCTGGGCAGGCTGAAGTTCCCGTTCGGCATGGGGACGCGAGTGATCCCGAGCTTGTCGAGGATCGTATTCGCGTACAGGAACTTGATGTAGTCCGGCAGGAGGATCTGCGGGATGGTGAAGCCGCCTGAGGAGGGCAGCCCCGCGGTGAGCTCCTTCTGCATCATTCCGTGGAGCGCCTTGGACTCGGGATAGATCCTCTTCATGCAGTCGAAGATGAAGTCCTTCGGCACGTTCTTGATGTTCGTGGCCTTCCGCTCTTCCATCGCCTTGAGGCCCGAGACGATGAGCTGGCCGATGATCTGGTGCGGCTCGGGCGCCTTCATACCGATCGCGCTCGAGGCCGCCGCGGCGATCTCGAACTGCTCCATCATGTCGGCGCGGAGCTTGGCCTTCTGTCCCTCTTCGAGCTCCTTCGGCTTCAGAGCCTTCTCGACCTCGGCCGTGATGGCCTCAGGCGTGAGTCCCTTCGCCTTGAAATCGGCCTCGAGATCCGCTCGCGCGGCCTTCATGTTCACCTCGAACTGCGCCTTGAAAAAGGCCTCGAGTTCCTTCATCGTCATCTGGTCACAGCGTCTTCCTTCTCGTTCTTCGATCCGTGGCGCCCGTTCTTCGTGCGCCGTGCCCTGCCCGCCGGTTTCATTCCCCCGCCCCGGGCCCCTAGTCCCGAGCCTCGCGCGCGCCGTTTCTTCCGTCGCGCGCGAGGCTTTGATTCCCTAGTCCGCGTCCGTGATGTCGAGGACCGACTGGTCGCCGCCCTCGGCCTGGTCGTCCTGGCTTTCGGGCTTTTTGGGGGGCGCGCCATCGGCGTCGCCGGGCCCGTCGCGCAGTTTCCTGATGGCCGCCTTCATCGTTGCGTGCGCCTCCTCGAGCTCGTCCAGGTGGCCCTTCATGTCCTCGTGGAGGCTGGATAGCTTCGCCATCTTCGATTTGATGGCCCTGTGGCACTTCTCGATGTCGCCCAGGGCCGCGAGGGAGTCGGCGGAGAGCCGCGCGCCTGACTTCTCGTCCGGCTTCCAGGACTTCTCCGGCACCTCTTTCCCGAACTCCTTGTAGTGCTTCGCGAGGTGGGCCTCGACGGCGTCCAGGTCCTCCTCGGGGATATCCACGCCGCCGCGGCCGCCGCGCAGCACGGTCATGGCCGCGGCTACGCCCTTCCAGACGGTCTTGTAGCCGTCTTCCTTGCCCTGGTGGTGGGGCAGCTTGAAGTCCGCCTTCGTCAGGTCCTCTGGCTTTTTGTCCGCCTTCCACGCGCAGATGATCGCGAGGTCGTCGTCGTCCGAGGCCTTGAAGACCTCGCCGGCATCCCAGGCCGTGTCCTCGTCCGCGAGCGGAAAATGCTTGAACGGGATGGCTCCCTTCGTCCTCATCGTTCGTCCCTCCTCGAAGATCTTCTGCAAGCGGCCCGAGGGGTCGTAGGACTTGCAGGCCGTGGCGAGCGCGTCCTGGTTGGCAGGGATCGGGCAGGCCGAGAATTCCAAGAGCTCCCACTTCGAGATGACCGAGCCCCACCCGTGCTTCGACTCGGGGTTCGGCTTCGATTCGATCGGGTCGAAGCCGATCGAGACCGCGTTCAGGAGCTTGTTCTTGTAGAAGTAGTACGTGGTGTCGACGAGCTTGACCTTCTCGCTCGCGTTCTGCGGCAGGCCCCCCGTGAGCTCCTCGATCGTCGGAAAGTAGACGACGGCGTTGACCTTCCTCTCCAGGCGATCGATCCACCACTTGACCGGACGCCCGAGGGGGAAATCCCAGTAGTTGTGGAAGCCGAGAAACTGCGGATTCTTGGCGTAGTTTGAGAAGTCGCAGCCCGCGGCGATCATGATGTCCTCGTCGCGGTCCTGCTCCTCGTTCGAGATCGTGAACTGGATCTGCCGGTCGCCGAGGTCGGTCGTTTCGGTCGCGACTATCTTCTTCATTCGTCGTCTCCTACGATTGGGGATACGGTGCATCTGCAGTTGATGACCTCGCCGGGGTCGCCATCGGGATCGCCCGGGTACATGAGGCTTTCGTCGCCAATGCCGAAGGGCTCATCGATGCCGACGACCTGCGTATCCGCGTCGGCGTGGTCGTCGCGCGTGCGGTCGTCCATCGTGGCGACCCATTCCTTCTTCCCGACGCCCTCGGTCTTGTAGGTCGCGTAGCTC